TTAAATTGTTATTGTAACGTTTCCTAACTCGAAAGACACGCTGTTTCCGTTTTGGTCGATAGCTCCGCTCAGTATATTGGTGTTGGTGTTAAAGACCATTTCCGTGCCGACAAGTTGGTGCTGAACTCCGTCGATAGTGAGTATCTGATTTTGGTCGTCGAATGAAACTGTCGAACCGCTACCGCTTCCGCCACCGCCATAGCTGTAATCCAAATTTTTTATGCCATTATAATCTTCAGCAGTGATGCTAAACGTTTCATCGTTAGGAGTGAGTACTACCGAATAACTTTCATTGTTGAAGTTTGCCAAGTAGGCAACAGTTAGAGGTGTGACAGTTATGGTTCTGCCACTGACAGTTAAATCGTATGTGTTTGCCATTTGTTACTTATGATTTGAAATAATTATACTCTTGTTCTGTGATTTGCAGATTCATACTTCCACTTTGCACCATATAAGAGGTCGTGCCGTCCATTGCTGTAAATTCAAATAATTTGCAATTATTGGGATTGATTTGGTAAACATTGCTACCACGAACTATTTCCTTCATATAAAAAACCATTTTTTCATAAATATAACACCAAGAAAGGCGGTACTCCCAAAAAAAATGGGGTATCGCCATTTCTTCAATCAGTCGTCGTCAATATCCACCTCGTCCGAATACCACACTAAGTTTTCCTTCACGAAGCATCGCCAGGCATCTTTGTGAGAACTGTTACTTGAGCCTTCCGACTGTAGGTCGATGTAGCACAAAACGTGCGGTGGAGGGGTCTTAATGTTCATAGGCAAAAGATTCCAATCCACGTGTGAGTTATTCAAGTCCCTTGTCCCTACAGCATTGCGAAGCGAGCCGTCCGACACTTTTACGTATGAGAAAGCTACCACTCCCATTTGCAATCTTGTTTCCAAGTCTTCCCAATCAACATTTGAGAAAGTATTTTTTTCAAACCGTACCTTCATTTTGATAACTTTTTCTTTCATCTTAAATATTAAAACCGCCCCCCACTAGAAAGGGGCGGAAGATATCAACACGGACTCCAAAAACAGTTCGATGCGTTCTCAAAATTCCACCTAAATCGGAAAATCCTCACACTGCCACTCGGAATGGTGAAAGAGCCCAAATTGAAGTCTTTGGCATAAGTAATCGAGTAGTTGCCGTAAGAACCGCTCGGAGTTGCGAAAGTTATGGTCTTGTCAGCGCTCGTGTTATTGTCAACCTTGATTAGCTTCTCCAATTTATCGATAAACGGAGAGGAAGGAGGAACTAGTTGGAGCACTTGGTTGTCGAGCCAATAGTTGATGTACACGATACTGTTGTTGGCTAGCAATTGCCAATCAGGGTTTACACCCACGCTGTTCCACAAGAACGAGTATTGGCTATTCGATGACCACTTGTTGCCGATAGATACCGTCGTCGAGGAAGAAGGAGCGTTCACTGACTGCAGATGTACACCCTCCTCGAAGGTGTTGGCGCTGATGGAGTGATAGCCGTCGTCTTCCAATATCTCGAAACTTCCCTTGAAGACCTTCGCATTGAACTTGGACGCTTGGAAGTATACGATTGCATTCTGTGGCGAATGGTAAACATTGAGACGTCCGTTTGAATGCAGTACTTTGCAGACCGTATAGTTTTCACCGCTAACAGAAATAACAGAATTAGTAGCAATCTTAAACGTGGTATTATCTTCAGTCACAACCTCTATCAGCGACTGTGGCTTGATTGAAATCTCCCTCCAATCCGACGAACTCGCAGAGAACTGCAAGTTCCAATAGACATCCCCCAAATCGATAACTCCATTATTAGGATTGAACGAATTGCCGTTCACCTTCACGCTCCTCGGCAAATTGCCTAGGTCTGCGACACGTTGGTTTGCCGTAACCTCCGAAGTGAAGTCGTAGTACTGACCGTTGACTTTGACACGTGGGACTTGAAGTTCAATAATGCCGTCCGAAGATGGGAAGCAGTAAACACCCCAATTGTTGAAATGCAAACCTTGGAAGAGTTGGTTATTAGTGCCGTCGATGGTCAGAACGCTCGTACCGCTGTTATACGATACTATACTGCCTTGGCTTTGCGGAATGTCTATACCAAATATTTTCCTATTGTTTCCGCTAAAATCGATAACGGTATACGAGAAAGCCGAGAGTTTCTTGTTCGCTGAATCCAACCTCAATACATCATTTCCCAATTGTGTTTGTGCGAGATTATATCCGTTACTTGTCACAACGTCGTTTGGCAATGAATAGTTGATTTCCACGTTACCGCTGATGTCGGTTGTGATAGCGCTACCGTTGAAGGTGATACCCTTGACGTAGTTCGGCAGTCTGAAAGTACTTCCAAGTTGTGGAATGCCATTGCCTAGGGAATCCTCAATAATTGTGCATACTCTAATGCCGAGGACTCTAATGTTGAATCCGTTTCTTGAAGCTACCGTATTTCCATATCCGTCATACATCGAATACATCGAATCGGCATAGTCAGCATAGACAAGTTCTTTAGGTAGTTCACCACCGCCACCGATATTTCCCAAATCAACCACGTTGGAACTGTTGAAGTTGAAGGTGTTGCCGTTGACGATAACAGAGAACCTTCCCAAATCTATTTGGTTCGGAGTGCTTTGTGACGGTATATGGCTCTGACCGTTAACGACAACCTCGTTTATAGAATGGTCGGCAAAGTAATCCAATACGAAGTTTGTGCTTGCAAGGCTCTCGCTCGCTGTATTGCTGATTGCAGACAAAGTCTTCTGCTCAACATTTACCGCTCCGTTGCGCCATTCCTTGGACACCCAAAGTTTATACAAAGGGTCGCACACGTTACCCAAATCGATAACTCCTAAATTGCTAGGCTCGAACGAATTGCCGTTCATCTCGATGCTCCTAACCCTTCCGCCCTCGCTCACAGCCGTGTCTACATAGTCAGTAATCGCCTTCAATGAAGGGTAGAAAATCTGAGAGTCCTTATTATTATTAGTAATCGCACCTACCTTGTTTGAAGTCACCTCGTACTCTTTCTTAGTTGTATAAGACCAACTATAGTTCTGACTGTCAACATATGATAGCACAGCCATCTCGCCTTGTCCGAGCGTATCGCTCACAGCCGTCCAAGAGTTGGTACTGTCACTGACTTCTATCACAGTATCATCATTGACCGCAACGAAGTATAGTATGGTAGGTGTCATCACCTCGTCAGAGAAGGAGAAAGAGGTAGTACCGCTTTCCAAGAGGTTGTACTTGAAGACTTCCAATCCCTCGAAAGTCGTAGAATACGAGTTTGTGTCTATGCCGATATAGTCGTCCTTCTCAGTGTACGAAGTCATAAAGACGTCCATTTCTATAAGGTTGGCCTCATTGAAACCGTAATCGTCAATTGGCGTACCCATAGGAAGGAAAGCGCCTTGCAGAACCTCGAAAGTGCCGTTGAAGGCGATGTTCTGCATTCCCTTGACAACAAGGTAGCCGTTATAAGACTTCTGATAAATCTTGATTAATGTTGCGAGGTTTGGATTGGTCGTAACAGCCCCATAAGAATAACCGTTCCTAGTCACATAGATGTCACCTCCGTACGAAGAGTTGTAGACAGAAAGTTGGACGTTGATTTTCACAGAACCGTTCGGAAGTCCTATGTAGTACCACTGCTGAGTTGGGTACGTTTGAGTGAAGAATCTGTGTGGGGAAGAAAGGCTGAAAACGCTCCTATCCTCTTTCAGCACCGAACCCTTTGGAAGAAGGTTGCCGTTGATATCAGTTTCGGAAAGGTGGTTCTCCACGTAATGCAAACCTTCAATTCCGTTCGGAATATCGATTGAGCCGATATCCACAAGCCCTTGGTTATCCTCAGTCGCAGTCCTATCCTCTCCATTGATTTGGACGTGGACGCTGACACGCTTATCCTCCAATGCGTCGATATCAGACTGCATCGCATTGATTGCGGAGTTGGTGTTCTGCTCCAAGGTATAGACATAGTTGCTAGTGATAGCGCTCTGCAGTCCTTCCTCAGCGTAATCGACAATCGGAAAGTCTTCGACAATCGTGCTCTCCGCCTTCACGTGAGTGTTTACAAAACAGTCGTTGGCGTCGTCGTACTCCCACCATTCTCCATTCACAAGCCTTGGAGAGAATCCTTGGTTGGACTCTATCGCAGAGTTGGTGGCATAGGCGGTGATACTATCAACACCTTGGAAGTTTGTCCTATTCACCGCAGTCTGCACACAGCGGAGAGGACCGACAGTTATGGCTATGAACCACTGACGGTCTCCTTGCGGAACTCTGAACCAAATAGCTCCGTATCCGTTGTTGGCTGTCTCGTCGATGTTGAAGTCAGTTATCATCGTCCAATCCGTCTCGCTATCGCCAACCAATCGGTGCTTTAGAAAGACGGACGTTATCAGTTGCCTTCGCAACTTTATCGGCTCGTCGTTGTCGTCAACGAGAGTGAATTTTACATTGTATAAGATATCCATTAGTACTATGGTTTTCTAGTAAATACCGTTTCACCAAAAAATACGGCTAACGAACGTTGAATAACGCCAATTTTGGCGTTATCTCTTTTTCACACAAAAAAAGGCACTACACATTAATTGTGCAATGCCTTAATATTAAAACAGTTAAATGGTATAAGTTGGAGTCTGAACTTTAATCCCTATCGGCAAGGCTCTCATAGAGAGTTGCGGTAGCCGAAGCCGAATAAGTGTCGTTGTTCTTGGCAATCAAGAAGTACATCGGCATAGAGCTCTTCGACTCAACAAGGTTGATGTTCCAAGCGTTGCCGACAGAATCAGAATATGGGTCGTTGTCCATAGCGGAACACTCGAGACCGTTTTCCAATCCATATATTCTATATTCAGCGCCACCGTCAACGAGAGCCTCAGCGCTTGCGCCCTTGTATCTCTGACGAGTGATTGCTACAAAGTTGCCGTTTAGGATTGCTTGCAACTGTTTGGCGGACAAAGGGTCTGACGACCAAATATTGAAAGCCACGGTGTTGGACACGAACGAACGAAAGTCACCTTCCGCTAAAGAAGTTTGTGTACCGTTGAACGCATTTTTCAGCTGAAAAACGAAAGCGCCCTTCTTGCCGTCCTTAAGAGCGAAACCATTGACAACAGACGGATAGTCAGTGTCGTAGCTGACAGACGACCAATCGATGTCCGCTCTGTTGATAAGGATGAGCTCATTCTCAAATCCTTCGGCAACGTTGCAGACAACATTAACGTTATCCAAATCGTAATCAACAAGATTACAGATGTTTGTGCTCATTTTCTATATAGTGAGTTTTGTGATTATTCTAAGAATAACACTGCCAACCCCCCTCTTTAGGACAAGAAGGGGGAACAGTGTTTGTTTTTTAGTAAGCCATTACAAAGTTGTCGTTAACTGCAATGATAGCACCGCTGTTGAACTCAACCTTTGCCTTGACGTCGTTGTCGTCCTTGCTGAACCAAACATCAGCCTTGAAAGAGGTATCTTCGTTCTCACGAGTGCCGATGCCGATAGAGAGTTTGGTAGAGGCGAAGATGATGGCACGCTTGCCGTAGAACTTGTCTCCACTTACCATCTGTTCCAAAATCTTGTCGATGTAAGGGTTGACAATCAGTTTGTAGCCGTCGAAGTTGTATGCCTTGTAGCCACCCTTCAACTCCTCGTATTGGGTCTCGTTCCACTTGTTGCCGTTCATACGCATTGCATATGCCAAGTCAGAGTAGAACTTTTGATTGACCATAATATAACCATCCTCTTGCAAATCAGCGCTGAACTCGTCAATGACGTTATAAAGGGTATCGATAGCGTTAGTGCCAGTCCTCAACCAAGCCTTTGTGTTGGTGGTAATGCCTACCAATTGGCTAGCCTTTGCGTCACCGTCAGCAATCAGAGCCTCACCTTGCAAGAGCAGACCGTTGCTTGCGCCAACAAGTCCGTTGGTGGTGTAGTCGCTTGAGTCGGTAGATTGGAACAGAGTTCTTGCAACCAAAGCCTCGTTGAAGGCCTGCTCCAAGTATTCGCTGACATACTGCATAAACGCCTCGTTCTCGGTCAAGTCGAACAGTTTCTGATTGCGCAACAGTTCCTTCTCGAGCTGTTCCTCGCACCACTTCTTATAGATGCCGTAGCTACCAAGAGTCCACTTCTTGCCACTCGAAACGTTGGCGTCACCGAAGGTAGGGTTGCACTCGGCACTGCCGACCTCGGTGAAAGAGCCTTTTGCGAAGACGTTGACATCATCGCCAGTTACAACGCCTGTATAAAGGGTTGCGATTTCGTTCAAGCCGTTCTCCTTGATAAAGGCATCGAAAATATATCTTGCCAACTCAACGGCATATTCCTTTGTTATTTCCATAATTTCAATTGAATATTTTAAAAGTTATTATTTTCTGTTTCTCTTCATTTCCACCAATTCCTTGATGGTGTACTTCTTGTTATCCTTCTTCTCCACAGCGTTGAACACCTTTGCGGAGTGCTTTACGTTGCAAAGTGCCTTCAACTTGTCCTTGCCACCACATTTTTCAACAAGTTCCTTCAGTTCGTCGAACTCCTTGAGTGACTCTTCGACGATTTCCTTGACAACCTTGCCGACTTCGGTAGCGTCAACCTCGCCATCTTCTTCAACGGTCTGTCCAACAGTCTGCTCAACAGCCTCTTGGACTGTTTCTGCAACCTCCTCGACTTTTTTCTCTTGGCTCTTTTCCTCACCCTCGTTATCAACCACCTCTTCTTGTGGTGCGATTACATCTGTAATGACACCTCCCTCTACGGTAATCGTGTAACCGTCAACCACGAAAATGCCGTCCTTGTCGCACTTTCCACCGACTTCCAAAACGTCGATTTCCAAGTTAGTGCCGTCTTCGGCTGTGTATACTTCATTATAAAGCAATGCCTTGACAATCTTGTTGGTCAGCATTGTTAGAAAACTCTTTTTCATTGTATTATTTCTTTTTTGTTTATTATAAATACTACGCTTGTTCTGCAATTGCTCTACAGTTCCGATAAGTCCGTATTCCTTCGCCTTGTCGGCATAAAATTCGGTCTCCTTGGACATCAGAGAATCCATCAGTTCGTCGTCCATCAGAGTCCTCAGCCTATACACGGCCTTTATCTGCTCGTTTGCGCTCTCCATAGAGGTAGTGAGCGCCTTGATTTCGCTTAGGTTCTGCGTACCGTAGAAGCTCACCAATGGGTTGTGTATGAGGAAACAAGTGTTCCTCGTGGCAGTTCTGTTCTCCAAAGGGACACCGCAGAGGATTAGCGTTGCCGAGCTAGCCACGTTTCCACGGCATTTTGCGTAGAGCGTGTGTCTGTCCTTGGGGCAAGTGGAAAGCATATCGAAGATTTCCAATCCTATAGGAAGAGACCCACCCAAAGAGTTAATCAGCAGACAGATTTCCTTCTCACTGCTCTCGAGAGCCGACTTGACATCAGCCAAAGTCTTCTCATTGATATCATTGAATATTTCGACGTATCTCATTCTTTCTATTGTTTTAATTAAATATCAGTCACCTACGATACGCATCCGATTGGAGAAGTTGCTGTTGGCGTTTGTCGGTGAGAATGACTGCAGTAGTTTCTGAACTATACTGTCCGCACATTCCTTATAATACAGCGATTGGCTGACAATCTGTGCGTTGGTCGCAGTCTCTGACGCAAGGCTTTCGTTGAGTTTGTTGGTTATTCCGTAGCGAGTTAGCGTCGAAGGCTTCCTCATAGTTCTAGAGACAACATAGTAGCCGATAGCTAGCCTTAGACCGTCATCCAATAACTCTTGCGTCACAGTACTGAAAGTGCCACCGCTTGTACCGTTGGAAATCAAGTCGTTATATATTTCATCTCCGAATTTGTCCTTGACATCCAACAAAAGAACCTCGTTGAGCGACGAGTTGAAGATGCTGTCCTCGCTCGTATATGGAATGATTGTATTGTCAATCATCTCCTTTGTAATTATATTAGTGTAGATTTCCATTTGCTATTCGGTAATTGAATCTGATTCATTATAATGGATTTCAGCAAGAGTGAATGAAGGCTCGATTTTCCTCAGTTCCGCCTCAATCTTCCTCCTTTGCGGACGTAGAGAGAAATTGTAGAAACGGTATGCGTCCTCAACTATATCTGTGCTGAAACCTAGCGAACCGCTCTCAATCCTCGAGAAGGCCTCTTGCTTGAAGAAGCCGACAATCTTGTTCTCGACGTACACCTTAGAGTTCTCGAAACGAGAGTCATAGGACTCGGTCGACAAGTTCATCATCTCAGGCTTCTCCTCCACGCTCGCATACTCGTACAGAGCAATCTTGCCAACCGAGCAGTCTCCTTGCAGTTTGGCCAAGTTCTCCGCAAAATCGTCGTTGTTGGCGCTGTTGAGTGGAACGCTGACAATCATACTAGGCATTGCGTTGCAACGAACATCCCTATAAAGGGCGTTGATGATACCACACTCCATAGACACGATTGGAAGTATGGACTCTATGGATGTCGGATAGGAGATAGTGTTGGAGAAGTACATAATCTCACCTTTGTAGTTCTCAGCACCACCGACACTCTCCATCCTTTGAAGACGGGTTTCGACGTCCGAGGTGAAAATCCAATACCTCTCCCTATCTTGTCTTGGATTGATTTTCTTTCTGTTGGCAGTTTTCGTACCGCTCCAATCGGCACAGTAATAGCAGTAGGTGTAGACGCCTTGTGCGTTCTGCTCACCAAGCCTAATGCTCTCGAATGGGACGTAGTTGCAACCGTCAGCCTCTCCGAATGCCGAATAGGTCACGTGAAGGGCGAAACCTCCAAAAAGACAGTAGTCACCAATCAGTTTCTCCACCAACTTGGGAGACAGCAGACCCACGCCCCCATAGTTGCCGAACAAGTTATCAGCCATACGAGTGACACACTTGTTCAGCGTCGGAGAAGCCTTGAAGAACTGCCTTACTTGCTGAGGATAGAGATTGTCGTAACCATACCTTCTATAGTCGTTAGTTCTGTCGTATTCCTCATAGAATTGGTTGGGAAGTCGGACGTCTACGCCTTGTAGCGAATTGATTTTCTTGTCCGCCATATTACTTGACGTTTTGTTTCTTTATTGTCCTTTTGGTCTTGACTTCCTTTATCTTGGCATCAATGTCAGTGCCGTCTTCTTGTGGGATAACTTCCTTGATATACTTTTCAAACTCGTTCGGCATCTTCTCCTTCACTTTCTCAGCAAGGGCGTTGGTCAGAGTCGCAAAGCATACTAACTCGCCCTCGCACCAAAACAGAACGCCACGCTTGATACTGTATCTAAGCATACCGTCCTTGTTCCTTTTCAGCCAACTCAACAGTTTGTTGTACAAGTCACCGATAAGGCTCTTGCAAGAGCACTCCTTCCAAGTGAAACCGAGTTGCTTCAATATATCCTTCAAGACTTGGCACTGCTCCTTGTCCGTCTTGTCGAAGTTCAAGGCAAATTCCTTGATTTCGCTATAATTGAACATTTTTTTCTCCATATTGAAACTTTTTTTCTCTTAAATACCAAACAAAAAAATAAAGTGCCACACCTACAATTATGCAAGCATAGCACTTTGATTCAACGTATTGAAGCAATTATGAGATAATCAAGCAACGGCATCCAATTCCGATTCCAATCGGTATTCTTCCAATTCGTGTCCTAACTTCCTAATCAGCATAGAACTTAGTTTTTCCTTTCTTTCGTGATAGTCCAACATACCAAGTCCATCAAGGTTGCGTTTGTGCTTTCCAACCAACTGCAATTCTCTATGGCGGTTTTGTATGTCACGGCTGAAATGTGAGCCGTGAGAAATTCTTCACTCCAACCACTATTTCCTTCAAAAATCTTATCAATAATTTGCAATAGGTTATTGAATCAAATATACAAAAAAAGTAGCATATAACAAAGTGAAGTTATACACTACTTATAATATAATATATTGATTATCAATTAGATAATCAAATGTGACTATAGACTTTCGTATTTTGATAGTGCTTGGTCGCATCCTCTATGGACGTAACCGCTACGATTGGGTTAGGCATCGTCTGCAAAGCTATAGCGAACTGCTTGGCTAGGGAGTTCTCTCCTCCATAATTGATGGTATCCAACAGAGGAAGGTTGGCTTGCGCCCTCTTGCTGTTCACGACGTACTCGCCATTGGACAGCTTCGCATCGATACTGTCGCTTGTTCCGCTACCTTTCCCTTGTACATAACCACCCTTTGCGTATTGTGCTTTCTCCTTCATATTCTCCACTTGCGAGAAGAGCGCCACGAGTTCTGCCAAAGTAGCGACTGACGCAACAAGGTTGGCAGGGAACGGCATCTCCATAGCACTGCTTATACCTTGCGCCATAGCCTCGGCCATAGCGATGTATATTTGAGCCTTCTGCAACCTCAACTGCCTTTTGGAATCCGACTCCTCTTGGTCAGCCAAAGTGCCTAGGATGGAACTTATACTGCCACCGACGCTCGCCCAACTCTGAATCATTTGGGCGTTGTTTTGCCTTATCCGCTCGTTGGTCTCCATTACCGCCTTCTCCTTCTTCAGTTCTGCGTTGGCTGTTATTGTACCAATGTTCTCTGCGTGCTGTCTCTCGGCTTGCTCCGTTTGGCTGAGTCGGTCTTGCTCGCTTATATTTGCCTTCTTGATTTGCTCAATCAGCCTTTCGTAAGCCTCTCGCTCCTTCTCCAAATTATTTAACCTCTCTTGTTCGAGTTGGTCTAGCTTCACGGCTGTTTCGGCTTGAATTTTCTTAGCACCGTCCAACCTCTTCCTCATCATTTCCAACTCTTGCTTTGTCTGACTGTCTAGCTCCACAGCGCCTAGCTTGAAGACGTCTTCCGCATACTTGACTTGGCTAGCTTGGTATTCGGACAACTCTTCCACAGCCTTCTTTTGGATATCCAACTGCATCTTGGTATCATTGCTTGCCTTCGAGTAGATTTCGTCTATCGCTTGCAGTGCCCTCTTCTTGTTTAATTCTATTTGGGCTAGCTGTCTCTCATTGGCGTCCTCGATAAGTTGTATTTCGATATCCTCGACCGCCCTTTCAGCACTAATACGGTTCTGCTTGTCCTTTTCTGCGAGTTCCTTCATCTTCCTTACTCGCTCTTCTTGGGCTTTCTCCTCTTCCTCTTTCTCTTTAGCCCTATCCTTCTGCCTTGCTAGGATAATCTCGAACTCCTTCGTTCTGCTGTCCTTGGCTAGTGCGTCAATCTTCTCAACATAGCCCTTCACCTCCTTCAAGTGCTCTATATCCCTAATATAGACTGATTTGATTTTTGCGCTAGACTTCTCTTCGGAATTGAGGTTCTCGAGCCTTGCAATCTCCTCGTCGACCTTGGCGATGTCTACTTGGATGTTGTACTTCTTCTTAAGTCCAATGGCAATCTCCCTTAACTTGTTTATCTCCATCTCGTCCCTCTTCTGCTGATACCTAACCCTTTCCTCCTCGGTCTTCAATCCTTGTTTGACCAACTCGTTCTGCTGATGTACGAGGTCTAGGCTTCTGTCAAGGCTCTTCTCCCTTGCGGAAGAAATTTTCTCAAAGGACTTTGTTAACCTATCTGCCGACTCTTCCGTCTCCCTCTCTATTCCGTCCTTCAGTTTATTCCAAAGGGTAGAAACAGCTCCAATAGCCAAGGTCAACATACCGAACGGACCGCTGACGAGTGACTTGATAGCGTTGCCAATCTCACCGAAACCGCCAACACCGAGACCGCCAAGCCTTCCAAGGGCGTCACCAACACCGTTTATTGTCTGTCCGTAGTCGTCCATTTCACTCTTGCTCTGTTTGGCAGTTTGAGCCAAGGACTTAGTGGCATTGGCAGTCTGTGTTATCTTCTGCCTTGTGGCTTGTATCTGCAAGGACAGCCGATTGTTTGCGTTTGCGTACTGCTGTTCGGTTATCTTTCCCTCCTTGAAAGCCTTGTTGAGAGCCTCTTGCTGTTTTGCAAGGCTCTGCTCTTGCTCCCTAAGCGCTTTCACTTGCTCGACCAACTTCTCGAGCGATACGCTGTACTGTTGCGTGTTATTCTCCATATTTCAAATTCAAATATATAACTTATTGTACCTTATATAATTCCAAGGAAAAAGTAACCATATCGTGAGTCCTAAAGTGTGCGACTGCGAACTTCTGACCCTCGAACTCGACGTATTCATTCAGTTTGTAGCCTATGCAAGTTATCTTGTATTTTTCCGAATGGTCTTGGAAAGTGTCGACATAGGACATCTTGGTGGAGTCGGAATACCACTCGCAGTCCTCCCTAGTCGGTGTCATAAGGAATATCTTGCTGTCTCCCTTCAAAAAACAGAAATTGAGGTTCTTGCTCGCCCAACCCTTGTTAACGGCATCCCTATTGACACCAACGATTTGGTAGTAGAATGGTGTGCTCTTGAATGATGGCAGTTGGAATGAAAGCATCGAGGACGTGTTCTTTTGGACGATTTCCTTTGTCTCACCGCTACCGCTAAGGAACTTGTAGCTGAAATTGGAATACACACCGTTCTCGGTCTTGACAATCAGTTTTTTAGGCGCTTCCACATCCAACTCCTTCTCAATGCTGACAAGGTGGTCTTCGTCGAGACTGAATACCTCTTGGACTACTTGCTGATTGTGGATTACACTGCCGTTGTCCTTGTTGACGAACAGTGGGTTGCGCAAGAACTTGCCGTACTCGGAGTTCAAGGATAGCTCGTTCAAGAACTGATTGGTGCTCTGCTCCAAAAACTCCATAGAGTCGAATGGGGCATAAGCGTCACGCATAGTTCTGATATTAACGGCATAGTCCTCGTAAGTCACCACATCGTCCACCACCAAGTGCACGTCGACGAACTTAGCCTTGCCTAGCGGTGTTCCCTCTATCGTTGGAAGGTATGTTGCGAAATTCTCACCCCTATCAAACTCGACCGCCTCGTCCAACCGCCACTTCAACAGCCTTCTTCCGTGAACGTTTGGGTCGTCTTCTGTACAAACCTCCTCCTCTTGTCCCTCATTGTCAGCAAAAGGATATTGGTCGTTGTCGTAAATCAAGTCGTATCTGTCCACCTTGCACTTGAAAGGAGCGAGCGGAGTGTAGTTTTGGTGTATCGAGTACAGAAAACCGTCGGTAGCGTCGAAATAGGGTGCTTGATAGTCCCATTCCTCCCTTCCCACTTGGATATAGATACGGCTAAGCGACTGATTCCAAGAATATCTGCTCTGCCAAGAGTTTGGAGTGTATGGCGGTTCGAGCCTAACCTTTATTATACACTTGATATGCAGACTCTTATGAGCCAACATATAGGGTCTGATTGCCCCTTGGCTCTCCGCAACGTCCAAACCTATACCACGAAGGAAGTCGTCTGTCCTTATGATATGGCAGTTGTTGAGGAAGGCAACCTCCTCCCTCTTCCAAACGCTTAAACCGCCTTGGTCGACCGTTTGGTGCATATAGTAGGTGCTCGGAGTGCCAATTTGCCTTCCCTTCTCCTCCTTTTCCAACCAATTGGCAAAGCAAGTCGGAGTATAGTTCCAATAGTTGCTCTCGAGCATAGAGACAGTCTTGAAGACATTCAGTCCGTTCCGAGTATAAAGGAATTGGAACATCGAGTTCTGCTTGTTTTCAAAATAATCCTCTAGTTTCAGCAAAGTGAAGCCGTCATTCTGCTTTGTCGGAAAGAAATAGTCCTTCAGCGTATCCTTGAAAACGAATTTTTTAAACAAGTCGCAGTAGGGAAGTGACTGATAGACGCACTTGATGGTCGTTGGAGTGCTACCTTGTACAATCAGCCTTCCCCTCATCAGAGGACTACCGTTGTTGGATAACGTGCAGTAGTAGTTGTTCTTGACAATCTCTATGTTTGTAGAGTCGTTGACGATATTGATATCGAAGGAGTTGGCCGAAGGATAGTGCTCGAGGCTCTGCATTTGGCTGTCCCCCTCAATCATCAAAGGATTATCTATTATATCAACATATCTATGAAGTTGTTCGCAATACAGTTCCATATACTAACGTCCAATCTTACCAATATCGCTTATTCTCACTTGTAACACACCGCTCACGCTGATGTCGCCAAAGAAGCTGTCGGTGCTTGCCCCCATATCCAACAAACTTGCGCTGAACACCTCTCCGCCCATATTCTCGGCTATATATCCGTTGCTAGCGACAAGTCCGTCAACGAACAGTTTGAGGTTGTCTCCGATACCTCCCTCTCCTATTGGGCAGTTGAAGAAAGGACGCTTGCCGAGTTCGTATTTCCTTTGTCCTTGATAAGAACTGACAGTGTCCTCCGTCTCGTTCCCAAACGTGTAACCTCCCAACTGTAGCCACATTGACTGTGGCAAACCGAACAAGTCCGTAAAGTAGACCTTCAGTCTGCTAGGCTTGAAGATTGGCGGAGTACAAGCTATCCGTACGATTTTATCGTTAAAGACCAACTTGTCGCCTTGGATGCGCAAGAACACTATGCTGTCGCCATAAGGTATATCGCACTGAATTTCGGTCTGAGTCCCTTCTTGCTCGGAATACCACGTAAAGAGTTGCGGATTGGATTCGTGGTACTGCGTCCTTGGGCAGAACACCGCAATCCTCGGAGTTGTTGCGGTGATTGTGTAGTCGTTTGGCTGTCCGCAGAATCCGTCCATCGAAGACTGCTCTAGCACGATTGGCTCGTTTCCGTTTTGGGTGTAGTTTAGAAAAGTGTGCACCACCGAAAGCCAAGTCTCTTGGTCTAGGGCAGAACTCGTGGCAACACCCAAATCAGTAGACTCCAACAAGTTTGTCGCATTTCTCGTATACAGCATTTTATCAATTGTTTTTAAAATTATTATCAATTCTAGCAACCTCGTCCAAGAGGATTTTTTCGCACCACATTTGGACGTATCTGTCGAAATTCTTTTGGAAGGCAATCCAATTCTTGTTGAAGATGCCGTCCAACTTGTTTTTTTGTCTGTATTGGAGCGTACCGCTGTCGGCTATCGTCCTTGCCAACGCCCAAGCGAAACCCCAACGCTCCTTGTCGCTCGTGAAACTTATACCCCTCTGTTTGCTCCACTTGTAAAGAGCTGAGACAGGTGGCATTTTGCCTTCCTTACGACCTGTCTGCAACTGCCAAAACTGAGCATACTTGCCTTGGAAGGAGCAGACTGCTTGCAGACTGTTTCCAACCACCTCGACATTGCAGTTTAGAAGTGACGACGAGTTGCCACTGACCCATTTGTTATATCGTTTGGCGGATGCACGTACGGTGGCGCAGAAGGATTGCGCCAACTTGTAGAATTTACCTCTATCCCTGTCCGAAAGTAAGTCTTCCAAAGTCATACTAATCAGCAGTTTGTAGTGTAATTGTCTTCAAACGAGAGGTTAAGTCTGCACACGGCAAGGCAAGCGTCGTTGGTATCTACACCACTAGAGTACGTGCAAGAGATGATATTGTCCACTCTCATCAGCAGATAACGGAAGAGCGCCATCTGCCTTGCTATCAAATCTTGAATTATTGGAAGGTAGTTCTTTCCCTCGTCCTCCTTGATGTCCTTGGTCAGTAGGGATATCTCCACGTTGCGTTGCATAGTGATAATCCTACCGCTGTCTGCCGTCCCTACATTACCCTCCTCGATGATGTTGTAGTACAGCGCATAGTGCTTACCGCTCGATAGGAACTTGTCGAGCACGATGTTAGAGCCGTTTGGCGTTTCGGTCAGTAGGAAGTAGTCATTCTCCTCACAGAACTCCTCAAGTATTATCGGCAAATATATCATATAAATCTATCTTTCTTCTAAATATCATTTTTTCTTTATGTTTTCCTTGCTCCTAATTTTCCTATCCTCAAACTCGGAGCGGACTTTTTTAATCCTAAGAGCCATAAGGCAGTCTGCAAAAGGCTGTTTCAGAATTTCAGAATAGGGAAGTCTCCATTTATCACTCAATTCGTCGATAATCCACATACAAGAGTCTATTGGATTCTCAGCCAACAGATTGCTCCAAACTGCCTTGTCGTAGCCGTCTTGCCTAATCCTTGCAGACGTAGAACCGAGCAGACCGCTCATCTCCCTCAAAAACTCGTTATAGACCTTCCAAAGCGGAACTTTCTGCTTGTTCGTACACCAAATATGCAACTCGCTGTTTATCAGTTCTACAACCTTGCTCGGCTTTTTTTTCTTCAAGCATTCGAGCACCGTTCCGAGTTGGAGCGCCATTAGGCTTTGTGGAATTTCGGTTGTCTTTGACAATATCCTTGCCCACGCTCGCTGAAAGATGTTCGGTCTCTTGAACGCAGGTATCGAGGAGTAGTCCACTGCAGTGTGGATGATGTCAAACTCCTCTATGTCGATGTTTTTAGCTAGCATACCCTTGACTTGTTTTTTGTTGGTTGATTATAATATGTCCTTACGCAGTAGGAAAGAGCGTCTATAAGGTGGGCGTCGTAACCTTGCTTGTTAGGAGTATTCACTAATTCGTTGGTAGACTTGTCTTGCAACCACTCGTAGCTCTCGATGTCTCTAATCAGAAGGCTGTCGGTGCTGTCAATCACCAACTTGAACTTCTTGATTGAGTTGAGGCCTTCCAAAACGCTGTTCTTTCCCTTTGACGCTCCGACCAAGTGAAGTTTTCCATTGGAATACTTATTGATTTCGTCAATGGACTTCATTTCAGCACTGTCCGCAACAATGTTGTACGGACACTTGTCGGCACACTCGCTATTAAGAATCCTTTCGCAAATCTCGTTGTTCAACAATTGGTTTTGGTACATCAAAGTCTTGACATAGATGTTACCGCCAATCATTGTCGTTATAACTAGTGCGTTGACTGAATTTATATAACCGAAGTCAAGACCCCCATAGAACCTCGTTCCATTCTGCCAAGCCTCAAGGAAGTCTGCGTGCGGAAGGGTCTGATAGTTGGTTATTATCTGTTTCTCGCTCATAGAGTAATAATCGCCCACCAAATAGATTTGCTTGTATCTTTGGTCAAGTTCTGCCAATCTATAAATCTCTTGCTTTTGCTCGTCGCTCAAAAACCTATTGTCATCGATTGTCAGATGAATGCGTTTGCAATTGGGCTGGCTAAACACATATTTTTCAACCCAATTATTTCTAGAACAAGAAGGGTTGAAGTTGAAGAGTATCTTTCCTCGGCAACGTGAGTTGATTTGGCTGAATATCTCCCAATCGGCACTTTCAAGGATTTCCTCGAACACCGCCCAATCGGTAGCCACACCTTTGGCGAGTTCTGCACCCTTGTCCATAAAACTTGTTGCTTGGATTATACTGCCGTTGCTGAACTTTATTGTGAACGTTGACAAGTTTATTTGGCAGAATCCGCCAAGTTTCTCGCTGTTAATAATGCTTGTCAAGTCCTTCCACACACCAAGTCTCAAATGCGGAATATTTGGAGCGATGTATGTCACTGTAAAGAATGGGGTGTTCAGAGCCTTCAACACAGCAAGTTGAGCCATAGAATATGATTTACCTGTTCTAGTTCCGCTGACAGCCCCTATAATCCTATACCTATCATCGGCAACAGCTTCAAGTATTTTCGAGAACGTCCTTGTTGTTTCCATTCAATAATTTGTTTAAGTTTTCAGCATCAATATTGCTCTCAAGTGTAATGTTTATTTGTGGCGCACTGCTCTCTATAGTTGTCTCTTGTATCGACTTCGGAAGTCCGTAGACTCTGTTGAGGATTTCATTGAGAGTGTAGTTCTTTCCATTCTTGGTGTCACTCAAAAAGGAAGAGCAGATGTTCTTCACGAAAATTGGCAAATCAGCACAAGACTGAACCATAAACCTTATTTTGCTGAAAGGCTGTCTCATAACATAGCGAAGTATCTCCACATAGTCATCCGTATCAATCTCTTCAACCTCCCTCAATATTTCAGCGACCTTGAACTTCACTCCACTCACGTTCTCGACGTGGGGGGTAAGATTCTTCTTCACTTTTTCTAAATTCTTCTCTTTAACTCTAGCCATAACAAATTGGTTTAATAATAATTAGAAAAAACAAGTGGCATAGCTAACTGCCACACCACCAATATCTATCGTTGATTCTCACAACCGAGTTATGCTAATTCGCATAACTAAAACCAAAACCGTTCTTGAAAGTGCCATTTGGCACTTCAGAAACCAATCAGATTATCTAGCTCCTCAGGTATACTTCCTCCACTATCCTTCTTGATATCATCGACAGTGATGTAGACGACGTCCCTATTGAGTCTTTGCGGTCTGTACTCGTTTTTGAAATCTTCCCAATTCCTTATCAATCCTTTTTCTATCAGCAAGTTTGCCTCTTTGTATTTCGATAGCATATCGTATTGCTCGTCTTCCGTTCCAACGAAGTCTTCAGCTAAACTTCCGTTTATCCCTATCGCATCTTCCCTAAGATAGTTATATGCGTGCTTGATGCAATTCAACGCTTTTTTGTAGTTGTCCTTGCCGAACATACCAAAAAACAATTCGTTGAACCTCTTTCTTTCAGCAACAATCTTCCTTACAAAGCCACAAGCACTATCCAACAATACTGCGTGTGCCAATACGTCTAATTCGGCATCAACCCAACCAATGTACTTTGAAGCGAGCAGTGGGTGGTATTCGGTATAGCCATAGCGACCATTCTTTTGCTTCTTGATAATTTCACACTCAAAAGGGTTATTCTTATATCCTACTAATACTAATTTTCCATTTTTCCTCTGTTCGTATAGAGGACAAAAATGATTGTCAATATCTTCTATACTCTGAATTTCAAGTGTCGTAAAAATACTACACTTAAAATTGACTTTTTGATATTCCTTGAAAAGATACTTGACAACCTCAACGGCATATTTTTGAGCGTCTAACGTTTGCTCAAACCACGCGACCCTTATTGGCTCATCTTCCTTATGGTTTGCATTCCAATACGACGTCCACGCACGAACATCAACAAAACCGCTTTCCTTATTCCTAAATGTGGCAATCTCGCCAATGAATGTAGTTAGCCTCTTATTGAGGTATGAGTTCGTTTGCTCCGTTAAGTTTTTCTTGATACTCTTTGATGTGAGTATTCCACCTTTCGCAACCTTAGGCAAGTTGCCGACCTTCTTCTTCTGCGCCATACAATTGTTTTGTTTGCGGAATTATTCTAAAAACAAAAAAGGCAACCGAGTGTTGTCGCCACTCAATTGCCTTCGTTATGAATAATTCGCTTTGACGAAAAGACATATTCCTTATAGTGAAAGATACTGAATAGGCGACAACTATCTTGACCTTCAATCAAAATATAACGCCCTTTTTGATTTTTGGAGGATTCTGAACTAACTATTTTCTTATTGCGGAAATTTCCGCAACAACATTCTCATCCATTGAAATGAAATAAGTCCGCAATCCCACTGCTCTTTAGGCGGTGGGTAGTTCAACATTCATCAACATTCATTAACACTCGTTAGCCGTATTTTTTTGATAGGTATTTATGAGAAAAATTGTTTGGCTATGGAAATATCAACAATCATAGAAGCCTTCACTAATGGCGGTTGGGGGCTTGTCCTCGCTATAGTGCTGTGCTACAGTGGCAAGGTGCTGTACACGAAACTGAGCGAGAAGTTCGAGGAACTGAACAAAAAGGTGGACGAACTCTCAGCAAAGGTGACGGAACTAAAAGTCGAGTCAAGCAAGTTCGAGACAGCGATACTGATGTGCGACAGTCCATCTTGCAGAGCAAAAAGGATATTGGAGGATAACAGATAATCAAAGAAGAAAGGAATATGGATTATGGCGAATTTTCAGAAAGCATTGGACAAAGTTTTGAAATGGGAAGGAGGTTGGAGCGACAACACAAAAGACAGCGGTGGAGCGACGATGATGGGCATAACGCTCAAAACGTTCAGACACTTCTGCGGTGTTGGAAAGACAAAGGAAGACCTTCGCAATATCACAAGGGAAGAGTTAGAGCACATATACAGAAAGGGCTTTTGGGACTATATCAAGGGCGATTTGATACAAAACCAATCACTTGCAGAATTGATATTCGACTTTGTCGTCAACAGCGGTGTCGGCAAGGTTAGGAGCGTTCAGTTGGAATTGAATCTGAAGTCCGACGGCATTGTCGGAAACGTAACGCTCGCAAAACTCAACCACTATCCGAAGGACTGCTTCGAGAAGGTTTGGGCGCTCAGAGAGCGATTCTACAATACTATTGGCGTTGGAAAGAATGCCGTATTCCTAAAAGGATGGAAAAGGAGACTAAATTCGTACAAATATGATGAGTGAAACAAAAATGATGTCTGCCTTAGTGGCAATACAACTGCTGATTCTTGGGATGGCAGTCCTCTGCGCCTTCAATGAGAAGACTGCAGTCAGCGCTTGCGAGGAATTGGATGGCGGTGATAGCTTCACTTTAGTGGACACCTTCAAGGTTATCCAAGCGGAAGAGGTTTTTCTGAACAAAAAACAAGAATAACGTTATATTTATATTAGGGGGAGTTATTGCCATACTCTGCTCACATATTATAAATTTCACACCCCCAAAAAAGACAAGCTAAGTCTAAAAGGCCTAAGTTGATTTGTTTTCGTTTTCCCCCTGCATCAGCAATGGTGTGGGGGTTTTTCTTTGCCTTCCGAACACCCCACAAAAAAAGCCAATCCGCATTTCACAACGAGAATTGGCAAGAAAACAACATATATACAAAAATTTTTGGTATAATATAATTTTTCCTAATCTAACATAAATATAACTCCCCATTGCAAAAATCTCAACAACAAGGAGTTATATGGTGTGCCTTTTTCGGAATCGAACCGCCTCTAACACAAGTTGGCCACAACAAAGCACATATATTGAAATAATTTGCTATGTCTAACAAAAGGGTGCTCAGACGCTAGGCGGAACACTACCTTGGCAGATGCGCTGAACACCCCAAAAAAAATATGAGTAAATGCGGTTTTAAGGATGTTGCCGCCAAACCTCAAAAAAAATAAAACCCTTATGAAAGACTCTTTGCTTCTCTAAATATAACTCAAACACGACATTTCTTTTTCCACAACAAATATACTCATTTTCTTCAACTTGTCCAAACCTTTCTAAAGGAATTGTTGAGGTTTCTTTTCTCTTCAGCAAGGAGTCCTATCAGTCTCCCATTTTCCACAGTTCCCCACCCAAAAACAGAATCCTTGCGAAATTTCGTCCACAGAGCGTTTGTTTCGGTTGGGTGGATTGGTTATACCTCTTTTGCGTTTGATGCGCTCAGAACGAAAGGAAAGGGGCAAAAACGGCACGTCCGCCCAAACCGCCACCGCCACCGAGCGCCAAAGAGGGGGGTAGGGGGGAGTTCCCTTTAATATTATCAGCAGTCCGTCACAAAGCCGAACATATAAAAGCCGAACATTTCTTTCCTTTTTTTCAGCAAAGAGTCCTTTGGTTAGATTCTTTTCCTCCACGATTCTTTAGTTCAGCAAGGAGTCCTTTGGTTGAGATTCTTTTCCTCCACGATTCTTTAGTTCAGCAAGGAGTCCTTTGGTTGAGATTCTTTCTTTAGTTCAGCAAAGAGAACTTCCTTGAAAAATCAAAAATCAAAGTTTGAACATATCTTTCCCAACCCAAATTCCAAAACTTTCCTTTTGCTGAGAAACCACAGAAGCAAAGCTACCGCATTTGCGCCTCGCTTATATTGCTTTGGGAAGATGTGGAGCTTTAGCGGAACACCTTCTCAAAGGCAAACATTCAGTCGTACAAAGACTGTCTAAAGTGCGTAGCACAGCCGAACATATAAAAGGCTAACGGTTCAGCAAAGAGAATTTCCTTGAAAACCTTCAAAAATCCCAATTTTTCACTTTTATAATATTTTTTATATTTTCTTTTTATATTTTCTTTTTATATTTCTATTTCCTGTTATCTATTTGTTGTAAAAATCCGCTTGAAAACACCTTTAACGAACCTCTTATCTTGCTGATAATCAACAAAGTTTTAGGGGGTGCAAGGGGTGTAAAACTTGCATAATACAACTAATTAACCTAATTAAACCTTTTATCTTGCTGATATACAATATAATATCTACGAAAATCATCGCTTTAGCAATAAAAAATAGTTATATTTCTAACTTATATGGGGTGTAAGAAATGATAAAAAACATTAGTTAATTAACTGATTTACAAGAAGAAAGGGGGTGTAAAGTATGGGGTGTAAGAAATGATAAAAAACATTAGTTAATTAACTGATTTACAAGAAGAAGGGGGGTGTAAATTAATATAGTCAAAAACAAAGTGAAATATCGTTATATTTTTTGTGTGCAAGGTTGCTAAACTTGCGAGTTTTCAGTAACTTTGCATATACCGCTAACCTATTGATATGGTTAGCAATTTTTACTATTAAGTACATTATAATTAATCATTGAATAGGTTGGCACGGCTCGTGATGGGTAGTGCCAATTTTTTTTCTCCTAGTCAACCAACTTAACGAAATTTTCACTATTATTGCACAAACAAAATCTAAGTACTTAATAGCCAAGCGATTACACACAAAAAATGTGTGTAAATTTAAGAATTATGAGTAATTATAATGAATGTGGGGTAACGGCAACCAATGCTACCGAGAGTGTAGCAACCACAAAGAAAAACAACAATATTGCCAAAAGATTGCGATATATACAATACGATTTAGATGCCAAAGATTTCATAACACAAAAGTATGGTTTTTATTGGTACTATGTATCTATGTTTGTGTTTAACGAAATTCAGTCGCATATGAACATTACGAATAGGAATTTCAGCAAAAACACAAAGTTATTGGGTTTCGGACAATGTTGTTTTAGCACCAAGTATATTACGAATAATGTAAACGAAAGCAAAGTAAGGTACGAATGTGAATTTGGTAAAAAAACTGATAATGTTATTATTAACGAAACAAGAAAAGCATTAAAAATACTTGAAGAGTGCGACTTGATAGAAGACAAGGTTGGCGATGTTGTCACTATGAATTTGAAGATGGCAAACTCAACCGCTGACGAAAGGACTTATATGGAAACATTGTTGAACGACTTGGGTATTGATTTAAGCAACGGAAAGACAATAAAGGATGCGGTTATTGAATACTTTCAGCGGAAAAATGAAACAATAATACCAACTGAAAGCAAAACCATTCCTATTGCTGAACAAAAGCAAGAGCAACTAACCGAAACAAAACCAACTATACCGAAGTGTTCAGTAGGTGAAGAAGAATTGGAAAATCAAGTTGTCGAAGAAACAAGCAACGCAACCGCTATAAATATGGATGAAATAAGGGGTATGAGCTATAAGCTGTATAGCCAAGAAAGAAGGTTGAACGGCAATCCACGACCTATCAATGATAGCGAAATAATGTACAAAAGGGAACAAGAATTGAGCAAAGAAGTAGATATTGATTTAGCATTTTGAGAACTTCTCAAACAATCATAGATAATACACTGACAATGGCGGTACTCCGAAGAAAACAATTGGGGTATCGCCATTTCCGTGTCTGATTGGAAAGGAAAAATCAGCTGTCGAAAAGGCTTGTCGTCCTTTCCCTCAACTCCTTCGTGACGAAGGCGTAGTGTCTTTGCGTCGTGCTGACGTTGGAGTGCGTCAGCAGTTCGCTGATGGCGGTGATGTCAGCCCCCTTGCTCAGCAGAAGGGTTGCGAACGTGTGTCTGCCTATATGTGGGTGTATGTGCTTGTCCACTCCGCTCCTCTTCGCCCAATTGTCAAACGTGCTTTGGTTGGTTATCCTCCCCTTGAACACAAGACCATCCCTTCCGTACGTCTCGGCACAAAGCTCTAGCACCTCACGCAACTTGTTGCTTATCGGTATAACGGCCAACTTCTTCGTCTTCTGTGTCACAATCTCTATTGTTTTGTCTTTGATATGCTCACGCCAATCCAAACGCTTGATGTCACCAATGCGAAGACCGCTGTATATTCCAAGGAAGAGGGCTATTTTGTATGCAATTGGGCATTCGGTTTCCCACAGCGCACCAATCTCGCCTTCGGTCAGATACACTATATCCTTTCTGACACCCTTGACGCCCTTGCTTGCGCTGACGACTTGCTTGGAAACGAACCCCTCCTCTAGTGCGCAGTCCAAGACGCAGTGGAGTTTCGACAGAAAAACGTTGACGGAGTTGTTGTTGAGCCTTCCGCTCTTGCTCCTCACCCTTTTGGTCTTCAGATAGACCTTGAAGTCCTCTATGAGCCCAACGGTCAGTTTGTCCAACGGCATATCCCCAACAGTTCCGATATATTCCTCCAAGTGCCCTATCGAGTTCTTCCAAACGAGGAGCGTTCTGTATCCGACCTCTCCCTTCGTCCTCTTCCTCCTCATAACCGTCTCGCAGTATTTGAGAAGAGAAGGGACTTTTCCTTCCGTCACGGACTTTGACAACTGCAGTTCCTTCTCCAACCGCAAGTTCTCCGCCATCCTAAGCACCTCCTTGTTCTGCTCACGAACCCTCTTGGCTAGCTCCTTTTCCTTCGGTATCGGCATCACGTATAGCCCCCTCAATACCTCTTGTCTGCGCCTTCCGTTCTGCGAGTAGGACAGCGCCAACGAACGACACCCATTGGATTTCGGTGAAATCTCCTTGATTGCAACTTTTGCCAT